TCATTGAGCTACCATTTGGTGCGAGGAGAGTCCAGAGATGTCCAAGAATGAGACTCGACTGTGGATGTCGGATACTGTGTATGCCAAAATCATCAATATCAAGAATGGCAACGCTTGGATGTGGGTGATGGCGTCCGTTCTCTCGTTCTACTTAAATGACTGGACAATATCTTGGGGTCAGGTCGTGACCTTCATCAGTGGATTCTTCTTTGGCTACCTCTGCTCCATGTCGTGGGTCAGAGATCGTGCAGGGAGAATGAATCTTGATCAATAGGAGTAGAGCATGTGGGAACTACTGAAGCCGATCATCGGCCCAACTGTCAGCAAGGTCGTAGGACTGATCCCTGATCCGAACGCCAGAGCAAAGGCACAAGAGGATCTGGAGAAGACAATTGTCGATGGTCTTGCACAGGTCAACGCTGCTCAGGCCGACATCAACAAGATCGAGGCAGCGCATAAGAGTCTGTTCGTAGCTGGCTGGCGACCTTTCATCGGATGGACGTGTGGCATCGGCCTGTTCTGGAATTTCATCGGCCATCCATTTGCGCAGTCGATCCTGCTGTCAGTAGGAAGCGAGGTGGTTCTGCCACCACTCGTATCTGACAACCTGATGGAGTTGACATTGGGAATGTTGGGCATGGCTGGCTTGCGTAGCTTTGAGAAGATGAAAGGAATCGCGAGGCCAAGATGAGAGGTGTGCGCATTGCAGTTGTCATCACCATGTACGATGAAACTGATGTCGTCAACTTCAATCTGTCCAGACTTAACTATAGAGCGAAGGACATCTACATCTGTCGTTCTACCAACAAGAGAAAAGAACCATTCGGAGATCTGGAACTGCCTGACAGTCTCAAGGACGATCAACATCTGATTGCCCTTCCTGATCTTGGCAACAAGACAGGTCGATTCGAACTTGCCTCCAGAGCTATCACCCGAAATTATTCTACGTTGTTTACAGCCATCTCAGCGCGTGAGGATGTTGATTGGGTGTTGGCGATCACTGGTGATACGAAGCTGTGGCATCTCATGGGTGTCATGAATATGATCGGATTGATGCAAGATCTGGATTGTGTGGTGGGTTGCTCAAAGGCTATCGGGCAACATATGCATAGTGCTGATAAGACGGTCGAACAACTTGAAGCTGGAAAGCATGGAGGTAGGCGTGTCGAGGAAGGTATGGCCGACATGATGCCTCAGTTGTTTATCGTCAAGGCCAGTGAGGTGCGCAATGGATTATTCTGTAACATCCCGATTACCAACAGGTGGTGTTCAGAGCAGTGTCTTGGAGATGCATATCTGGCACATGGCTTGCCCATGGAGCGCCAACATATCATGAGTAGGACTGCTTACGGGTTCACGATGGGGATCAGGTACAATGCGCACGAGAGTGATTCTATTTGATCTGGATGGTGTTCTTGTAGATGCATGTGAGATTCATTATAAGGCATTGAATCATGCACTCGTAGAGACTGTTGGATTCCATATCTCCAGAAGAGATCATGAAGAGACGTTCGATGGGCTGTCTACAAGACAGAAGCTATCAAGGCTCCATAAGCGTGAGCTTTTGAGCAAGAAGCAAATGGATCAAGTGTATGATCTCAAGCAGGGATTCACGCAGCAGATGGCACGAGAGATTCTCAAGCCCGACAACGTGAAGATCAAGATGTGCCAAGAACTGGAAACCAAATATCTAATCGGCTGTGTGTCGAACTGCATTAGAAAGTCTGTAGATCTACTTCTGGAACTGGTTGGTATTCGTGAGTATATGATGGTCACCGTCTCCAATAATGATGTGAAGAATCCGAAACCGGCTGGCGATTCATACTTGAAAGCCGTAGAGTTATTTCGCAAGAGGACTCAAATAGATCTGGGAGCCTTTGTCGCTGTCGAGGATAACGAAAAAGGACTGAAGGCTGCTGAGAATGCTGGCATGAAAGTAATTCGCATGGTTTATCCCGATGTGAATCTGGAGAATGTCACTGAAGCAGTGGAGGCCCTTCGATGAATTATTCTGAGGAATTCCAGCGACGAGACTTCACCATTGTCGGTCCAGATAATATGCCTGATGCGTATACCATTGATGGTGTGAAGGTTCCACCAGATGGAAAGGCGCAACTCGTAGGTGGTCTGGAAGTGAACGATTTCGATTCAGCAAGGGCAGGAGCAAAGCTACTATGACGCAGATCGTAATTCCGATGGCCGGCAGAGGGCAGAGGTTCGTTGACGCTGGCTACAAAAATCCAAAGCCATTCATCGACGTAGCTGGAAAGACCATGGTCGATAGGGTGATGCAGAATCTTCCTGACGGCGATACCACCTTCGTGACACTGGAGGCACATAGAGAGCAAGTAGAGCAGATGGACGATCTTGCTGCTTTGCATTGTGGCATTGTCATCCGATTGACGGAGGTGACGGCTGGCGCTGCCTGTACGGTCCTTGAGGGCATAGATCACCTCACCCATCATCGTCCAAGTGACGGTGTGATCGTCGCCAACTCAGATCAGTTCATTGATTGGAACCCAGAACACTTCCTATCCTACATGCAGCGATTCAAAGCTGATGGTGGCATAGCGACCTTCAGGGCTTCTGGGGCCAAGTGGTCGTATGCTGATGTGAAGGAAAATGGCATCATCGCCGCAGTGGCAGAGAAGATCCCCATCAGTCGCGATGCAACCTGTGGCGTCTACTACTTCAAGAACGCCTTGATCTTGAAGAACGCGATTCTCCAGATGATGGCAAAGAATATCAAAACCAACGGAGAGTTCTATCTGGCTCCCGTCTACAACGAGATGATCACAGACGGCATGAAGATCCTGAATTATCCAGTGCCAAGGATGTATGGCATGGGGACTCCAGAGGATTTGGCCGAAACCCTATGCATTCACAATGAAAATGGAATCTTCTGATGGCAACACGTCCAGCGCAAAGAAAACGAATTCGCATGAGGCCCTTCGGTTATGCGACTATGAGACAGCCACTCTGCACCATCTGTCCAAAGGAGGGCAGACATGTCTCGCAAATCACCGTGGGCGAGGACAACATGTGCTTCAGTCACTATGCGAAGTACTTGGCCGCAGAGCGCAAGAGGATTCATGGTTCCAGTAAATTCATCATTGGGAAGAAGAAATGATCACTGAATCCTTCGGCCAGATTATCGATCGGATGTGCATCGAGCAGTTGAAGGTATTCATGCATACCGATGAGCAGAAACGGGACCAGTGCTTACGACAGGCCGAACAGCTACGTATTGCAGCCGACGAGTATCTCTTTGAGTGTGCTACTGGTAAAAGAGTCCCCTATGTGAATTATTCTGCACGATTCCACGACCATGGGGATCACGACGAGGGCATAGGTATGCCAACGACCGTGGCGCAGACTATCGTCGCTCTGTCGATGCAACACTATACCTACTGGGGTCTTCAGACAGAGATCAATATTGTCAAGACAATGCTGGACGATTCTACTCTTACATCAGTTGGTTCTGACTTGAATGGTGAATTTGTGGATCTCCAGCGCAAGATTGACATGTGTAATCAGAATCGTAATGATCTAAGGGATCATTTGGATAAGCTATTCGTGAGAACGATGGTTCACGACAAACACTATTCCGAAACGGCGCAACATGTTTGAGAATCCAGTAGCCGGTAAGCATGACCTTCGCCGTACGTCCTACACGGCAGCCAATGCGATCCCACTCAAGGTGGTTAAGCATTCGGCTTGCCAAGTCGGCATACAGTCTGGAAGGATCTTCCCGGTCCACGTTCAGTTCATCCCGACAGATAGATGTAATCTGGATTGTGCGTGGTGTTCCTGTGCAGAGGATTCTCGTAAGACCACCATGCCTCTGGAGCGCATCGAGCAGTTGGTAGCGATTCTGTCTCGATGGAATACCAAGGCTGTGACGATCACAGGTGGGGGTGAGCCGATGATGCATCCTCACATCAGTGATGTCTTCAAGATCTGGGATGATACAGGGATCGAGATCGGCCTTGTGTCCAGTGCCTACCTCTTCCCTCACAAGCTCAAAGCCGAAGACTTTGCCAGAATCAAATGGTGCCGTGTGTCGGTGTCTGATGATCGCAAGGGGGTACAGGGAATCGAAGGAGGGTCAGTTGGCATCCCTCAAGAAGGTGACAAGCTGACTGAAGCGATGAACTATGCAGTAGCCGAAGGACCAGATGTCGATTGGGCTTTCAGCTATGTGGTCACCGCACAGTTTGATCTGGAGAAGTTCATCTATTTCGTGGAGTATGCTACTCGCTATAACTTCACGCACATGAGGGCTGTATCAGATCTATTCGATCTCCAGAATGTGCCGACCATGAAGTGGATAGCTGCATCGTTGAAAGAGCGTGGTGTCAACGATGACGTGGTGGTCTATCAAGGTCGTAAGGAGTTTGAGCGAGGACAGGAGAAGTGCCTGACCTCCCTGCTCAAGCCAGTTATCGGCGCTGACGGGAAAGTCTTCCCATGTTGTGGCGCACAGTATGCTTTGAAGACTCCCAGCAAGATGATGCCAGATCAGCTATGCATGGGCACCATAGATGATTTGGATACCATCATGGCAGAGCAGAATGAATTCGATGGGCGTGTCTGTCATCGCTGCTACTACGGAGATTATAATCGACTTCTGGAAGGGGTCATGTCAGACATTGATCACCTGAACTTCGTTTAGTCTCCTCAGAGAGGGAGTAGAATACCCTCTCTCCGATCACGCGCCGGGATACCCAGCCATACCTCACAAGCTCCTCTAAGGGGCTGTACGCGCCACTCACCGACTTCCCCGTGAACTCGGCCACCGTGGCGCACGAGACGCCCTCACCGGCCTGTCTGAGGCATTCAAGGACTTCGAAGTGTTTGACCTTCAATCTCATCTGATTTTCCCCACTGTAAACACTTTACAGTTGATGCTGGAAAATATCCCTACGTTGGTAGTCTGTCAACATATTCCAGAAAAACAAGTCTATAAAACACATTAAGTTACGCGATTGTTCTCGGGAAATCGTCCAGAGCATCCGACTGCTATAGTAGATCTACGACCTTCAAATGGAGACAATTCTAGATGGACACTCAAGCACTCGCAGAGTTGGCCTGTCGAAAGCTGGGCCTCCCTGCTGATACTCCCTACACCGAAATCAAATCCCTCCCGCGCAGTGGAGGCTACAGAAGCAAGCTTGGCAAGACGAAGGGGATGACCCTCGTCCTCACGCAAGATCCCAAGGTGAAAGACAAACTGATCGCTGATGGCTGGAACCATCGTGGTTACGTTGGCGGCGACGTTCTCTTCAAGGTGATCTGATTCATGAAGATCCTCATTACAGGTGGCGCAGGATTCGTTGGTGCCAATCTAGCTTCCTATCTCCATCCTCAGTACGAGGTTGTCGTCATGGACAATTTGGTCCGACGTGGAAGCGAGAAGAATGTAGAATGGCTGGAAGATCAGGGCATTGAAGTTCGACATGGCGATATTAGAAACCGGGAGGACTTTCCCAAGGAGTCTTTCTTCGCCATTCTGGAATGCGCTGCACAGCCCTCTGCAATCGATGGCTATGAGAATCCTACGTATGACTTCACCAACAACACACTGCCTCTCGTGCATATTCTGGATATCTGCAAGGACACAGGCGCAGGGCTGATCTTCTGGTCTACCAACAAGGTCTACCCTATCTCGGCTGTCCATGACAGGCCCATTGTAGAGTACAGTGATCGCTATGTATCCTATACAGGCATCGATGAACACTGTGCTCTGGATGGTGGCGACCGGTCGCTGTATGGCTGCTCAAAGATCATGGCTGATTTGATGATTCAGGAATGGGCCAGTTCCTTCGGGATCAAGGCTATTGTGAATCGCTTCTCTTGTCTGGCAGGGCCTCGGCAGTGGGGCAAGGTCGAACAGGGATGGGTGACATGGTGGATGTTGGCGCATCACTTCCAGCTTCCCCTGAGTTATATCGGTTTCAAGGGTAAACAAGTCAGGGACGTTCTGTTCATCAATGATCTGTGTCGTTTGGTCGAGATGCAGCTTCATGGAATGGATGGTGAGGCGCACACATATCCCGAAGTCTTCAACGTGGGTGGAGGTGCCTTCAATGCGATCTCCCTACGTGAGGCTACTGGTATTTGCCAGAAGATTACTGGACAGGAAACTCAAATTGATACTGTTCTTGACGAACGCAGGGCTGACTTTGCTGTCTATGTATCTGACACTTCTAAGGTTCAATCTGCGTATGGCTGGTACCCTCTTATCGACATTGAAGAGGGTTTTGGAGAGATCTATGAATGGATCTTAGAGAACGAGACCATGTTGAGTAGCATGTATGCTCCAGATCAGGTCTACGATCACGCTGTCCCTCTCAGGGTGAACGCTTAATGGCTACTCCCACGACAGTTTCTATTGGTGTGCATTCGTATTGCACCATGGAGGATATTCGTCTACTGAATCCTCATCGGAATTATAGCACTGGATCTAAGCCTACTGAGATCCAGATCAACCGGATGATGATTCAGCAGTTCGAACGAATCAACGGTGTCCTTGATGTATTAGGATACCAGACACCTGTGCCGTCGAATGTGACCGGAATTCATGTTCTTGCCAGACTATCCTCGACCTATGTCGCAGCAATGGCAGATGGGGCACAACTGTCGGTGGGTAATCAGCCAGCGAATAATTCTGAGTCGCTGATGAGACAGTATACAATTGAGTGGGCTGATTTTACGAGGGGGAAAGTTTCGATCAAGGGGGTGACCCGCAAGGGCGTCTATACGCCGAAGATGAATGAGAATAAGGCTGAATCTCATTTCCAGTCCAAGTCTGATTCTGACTCGTCCGAACGTGATCCCATCTTTAACGAAGACACTAAGTGGTAATGGCTGCGCGAGGCTTACAAGTCCAGCTTGTCACTACGGGCATTAAAAGCACCCTGAAGAGGTTGCGAGGGCTGTCTGATCGTGCCAAAGACCTTCGTCCGATCTGGCCCAAGGTTGCAGATGATTGGGCTAGAATGAACAAGCTGACATTCCAGAGAGATGGAGCCTCGTCAGGATGGACAGTGTGGGAGCCAATCAGTCCTGAGTGGGCTGCATGGAAATCTGCCAATGGCTTTGACTCTGCCATTCTTCGTCAGACTGGAACATTGAAGAACAGCTTGATCAAGAGAAGTGATGGGAATTTTATCTTCCAGCCGACCAAGCAGGGTGTGCGTCTTGGCACTACGGTCAAGTATGCCAGTTTTCACGAGAAGGGCCGAGGAGTACCACAGCGCGAGCTTTTTCGCAATGACAGTAAAGCCGAGAAGCGTTGGGCGAAAATAATTGAGCGTTATGTTGTGGACGGAGTAACCTAATGGGTCAATCCAAGGGCAGATCTGGCGTATGGGTTGCACAGCAAATTGTCACCATGTTGAAAAACAAGTTACCAGCTATCAAGGTTTTGATCGACGCAGACTATGACGATGATCTTTCTGTTCCAGAGCCTCACACCGACAGCTATAATGTCGGAGAACGACAAACGTATCCAGAACAATTCCCTATGGTGTTCGTCTTTCCGAATGGCTCAGATCTGTTTGAAGATCAAGGAGAAGCACGATACGAAATTGAGAAATGGGATCTCACCATCGCGCTTATGCATTCTGGCGATGGTCTTGAAATCAATGTGATTACCGAATTAGATAGGTTGGTTCAGGCTATACAGGAAACCATTTTGTCTAACACGACGTTGCTTGATACATCTGGAATCGTCATTGATTCGTTTGTTTTTCGAAAGGCATTCGGAACATTGTTGACTGATGGAACTGCCCTGCTCCAAGAAGCACAACTGGGTGTCAGGGTAGGAGTATGCAACACATAACCGGAGAATGAATATGCCATTCTGGAAATTCACAGGCACGAAGCCTGTAAGAGTTGGTGGAGCCAGTGTAGTTGCCGGACAGACCGTGCAGTTCTCAGGTTCGCCGGGGGCGAACTTTGAGGAAGTGGCCGACGCTGCTGGTAATCCGATGCGCTCTACCCACGTTGCTCCCAAGGCGACGAGTAGCCAGCAACCATCGGGAAGTTCAGCCAAGTCGAAAAAGAAGGAGTAAGACATGGCTAATTTATATCCCGGCAGTCAGACTATCATCTATACGCAGATCGAGTCCACGTATGGCACCCCTCGACATCCTTCTGGTGGTAGGTCGATGTATACCATCACTGAGAGCCTTGAGGGTGCTGAAGAGCGTGAGCTTCGTCCTGATCGATCTGGAAATGCAGACCATCAGTCGCGTTACATTGGTAGGAAGTCTGCGTCATGGGAGATCACCAAGCTAGTATTGCCTAACGGCACTGCTGGCACACAACCGGATGATTGTCATCTCTGGGAAGTTGGCTTTGGTGCTGCGTCTGTCGGAGGTACGGCAGTCGAGTATCAGTTGGCAACCTTGCCCTCCACCTCACTCACAATTCGCAGAGGTGTCAGGGCAGGTGAAGGCGCAGCCGGTTCGTCTGATTTTCAGGATCATGTAATTGGAGCCATCTGCAACCGCGTTGAAGTAACATGGGGGCAGCAGGGCAACAATGGTCTAGCACAGGTCGTGTTTGCTGGTGAGTCCAAGGAGTACGGGCACACAGGTAATACTTCGATCAAGGTCACAGGTGCCGGTGAAACTATCGGTGCTGGTACGACCGGCGTTTCTCTGGATCAGGTTCTCGCCGTTTCCCCGCACTCTGCCATTCTCATCGGTGGGGACACGGGTGGTGGTTCTGGAATCCTCGTTGACACTGCCAACTACACCAGTGGTCGCATTTCGTGGAGTGAGACTCTTGATGGAACTTTATCTCACGGTGATGTGGTCAAACCGTACAACCCCACAGCCTCTACCTCTGGCTCTCCGATTCATGCTCGCATTGGACAGTTGAGCATTGACGGTGGTTCGACCACCATCAAGCACATGGGTGGCCGCGTGACGATGGAAGACAATCGTACGCTGCTGAACGAGGAGGTGGGTTCTGACTCTGCTACACAGGTTCTCAGGACTGATCGCCGTAACACGACCTTCGCTCTGGACTTCATCATGAAGGCAGACGAGACGTGGTTGCTGGGTGACGTTCGTCGGAACCAGCAGAAGAACATCGAAATCATCATCGGTGATGTTGTCGGTGAGCGTCTCATGCTCACACTGCCGGTGGCTGAGTTTGACTTTACTCCTGCTGAAATCCCCGAGCAGGAAGTCGCTCGTATCTCTCTAGAAGGCCGAGGTCTCCAGAATCTTGGGAACGACTCAGTAAAGGCGAAGTTTTTCTAAACCTTATAAGGTGAGGTTCACCATGGCTTTGAAGTTTAGCAGTTCAAGACGATATGCTCCAGAGTATGAGGGTAATCGAGATCTCTCAGAAGACGAGCAGATTTCGGTTACCCTCAATCGTCTTACGGTTCGGGACATGTTTGCCGTCCAGAAGCGTATCCGTGAGAGCAAGAAGGTAGGGCAGGGAACTAAGGGCGCTGACGAAGAGACCGTAGAGCTTGACATGAATGATCCAGAGATCATCGAGGAGTTCTGGGATCTCGTGGAGGAATTGCTTGTCAAGTACACCAATAGTTGGAAGGGTGTAGAGAATGAAGCTCAAACAGTCGAAGACACACAGGGTGTGATCGATCTGTGTGGCCCAGAGAACATGCCGTTGATGGTCGAGGTGTTCAATGAGCTTCTCGGATTCTCGCAGGGGAATGAGGATCTGGCAAAAAACTCGACACCGGACTCAGAGCCAGAGAGCTTGGAGTCCGGTTCGACTGTCGAAGCTGCATCGACAACGGGCAACAACGGGAGAGAAATTGCGGGGGCACCTATGTCACCGAAGATGGAGACTTCCCAGTCCTCCACCATCTCGGAGGCAACACCTTCGTAAATGAGTGCCCTACATCCCTTGTCTCCTTAGAGACATGGGAGTTTATAGATCTGTTTTGGATGTGCCACACGAGAACGGCAGGGATGTCAGGTTCAGTAGTGCAATTGATAGGACTTCCAGATCCCGGTGCAGTGGGAGATCAAGACAATTTGATCATGGAAGTGTTCGGAATTATTTCGATGGCATTTGCTCTACTGCAAGCTGAACTTGAGACAGAGCGAAGAGGTTCTCATAAAGGATAAGTCGTGGCTGACGAACAGGTAGATGTAGACATAAGAGGTGAAGACAACCTCTCTGCCCCGGCAGACAAGGCCAGCAAGGGAGTTGCTCGTCTTAACAAGAACATCGTTAGGACAAATCGAACTGCTAAGGGGTTGGTCACTGGATTCGCTCGACTCGCACAGGGAACGGCACAGTTCACTGCGGGTATGAAGGTGATGTCTGGAGGCTTGTCAGGCTCCATTGCAGGTATGACCAGTCTGTCCAACGGTCTCAAGAACATGGCGCGTGGACTCACTACTGCGCTTGGAGTGTCTGGCAAGTTTGCCACTGCCTTTATTGGCCTCGCGTCCGGTGCTGCCGTCGTAGCTGTTGCAGTTGGAGGCGTAACGGCAGCATTTGTCGCATTGGGCAAATCTGCTCTTCGGGTCGGCTCCTTCATGGAACAGGCCAGAATATCTCTAACAACCTTCACAGGCTCTCAAGAAAAAGCCACGAAGGCCATGGGAACCTTCAGAGAGTTTGCCAGAACTACACCATTCGCTCTTCCTGAAATTGTCTCCGCAGGTAAGTCCCTACTGGCATATCAGTTTCGCCTGAGCGATGTCGAAGGCGTCTTGAGGGATGCCGGTGATGCCGCAGCAGGAACAGGGAGAGGTCTCGAAGAAGTCACCAGAGCCTTTGGACGTCTGAAGGGTGGAGACTTCGGAGAAGCCTTTGAGCGTTTCCGTGACTTCGGTATCGACCTTCGGTCACTACGCCCAGAATTATTCTCCACCGGGAGACAATTTTCAGGCACAGCCGATGAAGCCATTGCTGCGATTCGCTTGGTGATCCAAGAAGGTCATGGAGAATTCAAGGGATTCGGTGGTCTGATGTCCGAACTTGCCACATCATGGCAGGGCATCATGTCCATGCTGAGTGATGCATGGTTCAACTTCCTCAATGCTATCGCTGAAGCTGGAATCTTTGAAGATCTCAAGAAGAGGGCTTCCAGCTTCCTCGATGAGGTCAACAAGCTCTTTGAGACTGGCAAAGTGCAGAAGTGGGCCAATGCCGTCAGTCAGGGATTGGAAATCTTGTTGGATGGCTTCGACAAGATCATGCCGGGAAGTGAAACGGCAGAGGGTGTTCTGGAGTTCTTCTTCACCTTCGGTAATACCACGCTTCAGGTCGTCGGGCGCGTAATAGAGGCAATCGGATTGATCCCTCTGATGTGGGACGTTGTAACGATGACTCTCAAGGGAGTCACTGAATCGACTCTCGATCTTGGGAATGTAGATTTCTTGACCCCCTTCTGGAATACCTTGAAAGGGATGCTCAAGGCTTTCTACTACTTCAACAAGCTGATAACAGATCTGCTTTACGGATTGTTCTCTGCAATTGTCGGTCCCATCTTGGCTATCATCTTCAAGGTGGCAGAGAACACATATGCCTACATCAAAAAGTATATCATCAATCCAGTGCGCAAAGGCGTAGGGTCGATGATTCGAAGCATTTCATCTGTGGTGAGTAAGCTGGCTCCCACCTTTGGTGCTGTTCTGGATAAAATTGGAGCCGACATCGCAGATGTTCCCAATTTGACTGTGGTTCCAGATGGACTGCTGAATGGCACATGGACAGCAGCAGTAGATGAATTCAATAGAGCGACAGGCGAAGCAGGGAGAGCTATGAACGAGGATCTAGCACAGATCTTCGATGGGCTTGTTATAACTCCTGTCAAAGAAGCTGTCGGCGTCTTGGAGCAGATGTCCGATCAGGCAAAAGACCCAGAAGCCAAACTGGCCTTTGATAAGCTCAAAGAATCTCTCAATGCAATTCTGCGGCCTCTGGAAGCAATCAAAACAGAGGGACCGGAAGCATTTCAAGAGACGTGGAACGCCTCTCGCAAGACGGCAACATTGCATACTGTGTGGTGGAGAAGGGCTTGGAGATCATTCAAGACTGGATTCAGGTCGGGACTTTCCGAATTCAGAGAAGATCTGGGAACCACGCAGACAGCTATCTCCGATGCTACTGTAGGCATGTTGGAAAGCTTCCAAGGTGGGCTGAATGAAAGCATTGGCACTCTTCTCTTCGGGGGTGGTGAAGGCGATTTCAAGCGTGGCATCACAGCACTGGAGAAGGCTCGTGACGCTGCTAGGATCATAGCGCAGGACGTGTATGACAATCAGCAAGCAGCACTGACTGAAGGCCAGAACAATAGGGTCAACCCGTTCTTTGAGACGGCACTTGATCAGGATATTGGCGACAACATGAAAGCCAAGATCAGGGAGCTTCAGGCTGAATTTGCTGGACTTGGCGTCGGGGGTGGCACGAACAAGACCGAGCTTGTCGATTCTTTCAACAAGGTCATTGACCAGTTGGGTAAAAGCACTGGAATCACTGGCCGGCTACGTCGGGCTGGGGCGCAGATGAAAACTGCGATCACTGACGGGTTTCAAGAGAATACCACCAACTTCGTTGTCCAACATCTTATGATGATGGTAACCGATGGTGAAAATTGGTCTGGAGTATGGAAGGCTGCTCAGACTCTCAGCAACAAGCTCTTCGGAACTGAATTCGGACTTCGGTCTGGAGAAGGTCCAGCAAGAGAGGCGATAGGGACATTTGAGACTGCCCTGACTAGAGTAGGACAGGGCTTCTCCCTCGAGGCCAGCACAGGGGCTGGTGGGCAAAGTGTTTTTTTCGGGATGGAGGGTGAGCTTACTGCTCTGGCGGGAAAGGTTGATGATTTCTCTAAAGATAAGTCTGGCGTTGTTGCCGGGGCACTCACTGATGGTATCGACACACTTCCTATCGTAGGACTGGATACCTATATCGCAGATCTCACTAAGAGAGTGGAAGATTTCGACATCGCCAAGGGTGGCAGCATAGCTGGCAGCATCACCAAAGGGTTGCCTGGTATAGGCAGTCCGACTTCAGGACCATTTGCTGAATTCAAAACCTTCAAGACCGGTCTTGAGGGTGACATCACAGCCTTCGACACTAACTATGGTGGCGACATGGCTGGCAGCATCACCAAAGGGCTGCCCGGTATAGGCAGTCCGACTTCAGGACCATTTGCTGGATTCAAAACCTTTAAGGCTGGACTTGAGGGTGACATCACAGCCTTCGACACTAACTATGGTGGCGACATGGCTGGCAGCATCACCGCAGGGCTGCCCGGTATAGGCAGTCCGACTTCGGGGCCATATGCTGGATTCAGAACCTTTAAGGCTGGACTTGAAGGTGACATCACAGCCTTCGAAGAAAATAATAAAGGCGTCATTGCTAAATCTGTCGAGGCAGGACTTGACGATTTGGCTACAAATGCAGAAACCATAAATACTGATGAAATCTACGGGGAAGAAGGCCTAGGTGGAGACATAAAGACTTCAATAGGCAGCGCCTTCACTGGAACCTTCACAGGTCTCAAAGGCTGGATTGGAAGAGGCGTTGACACTCTCACTCAAGGCGAGATGACTATAGGTGATAGAATCGGAGGAGCCATAACCACTGGTATGACAGCATATGCTGCTACTCAGACATTTGAACAACTTACAGGATGGGATATCCCCGGTAAGTTCCAAAAAATGGTTATCGCGTCGAGTGCTGTCTTCGGAGCGTTTGGCAGCGACATCTTCAATGAGGTTGCAGCAGCGTTTGGTAGCGACTCGGACAACAACTCCATTCTAGGTTCGATAAAAGGCGATCTCGGGCAAGCCGTAGCTGGAGCATTCATCGGCGCTGGCATTGGATCTATGTTTGGTCCCGGTGGTGTTATTGGTGGGGCAATTGCTGGGGCGATAGGTCAACTGGTTGGAGGCCCAATCGGTGGAGTCATCGGTGGATTGCTAGGTGGCCTTGGAGCTAGGGCCTTTAACGCTCCCGATGAAGAGCGAGGCCGACAGGTGCAAGCGCAGATTGGTGAGGTCGCGACGATCCAAGCTGCTGCCGGGGGCTTTACAGAATTATTCGGAGACAGCTTCTCAGAGTTCGGGAGAGAGCTTCCGGCGAATCTCATGAGGGAGATTGAAGCCACTCTTGTAGATCAAGCAAGAGTGGCTTATGGAATAAGTAAAGATTTTGCTCAGGACATCTTCGGGGATCTGGGTGTTCAGATTTCCAATGGAGTGTACAATGCCACGACAGAACTTTTAGATTCCAGAGAAGTGCAAGATGCCTTAGCTCTTGGGATGAGTCCTGAATTTCTGGCTCAACGATTAACTCATGACCAAAAATTGGCCCTCTTTAGTGGCACTCAATTACAAAAGGAACAGGCTGTCGAGGGATCTTCTCGTCAACAGATCATTGATCTGTTTACGAATTACATGGGGGCAGCGCCTCCACGAGCAAACACTGGTCGACCCACGCTCAATCCAGATCTTCCTGACGATGATACAGGAGGCGCTGCGCCTCCTGTGACAAGTTCATCAAGGCCGGCCCCAAGTGGTGGCCCCATGTCTTTGAGTAAGAGCGCCTTGATTGCGGCGATTCAATCTGGGAATTCTCTAAGCTTTTTGGAAGGCAAGAGAATTCCTCTCGGTAGTCCAGAATTCAACTTTGCTCGGAACTGGGCAATGAACGGGGACGCCGGTGCTGCAAACGATCTTGAACAGCGTGGATGGACTCTCTCTGCAAGGACCGGTATGCGCCGTGTACCGGGCGCTGACGGTCACGCTGTTCCTGCCATACTCCATGGAGGGGAGAGTGTCCTTACGGCCTCACAGACACGCGCTGGGGCCGGTGATGGGGGTTCTGCTGTAATCAACGTCAACTTCGTCCTGAACGGGCTTGGCGATCAGCAGTTCCTTGATATGATCAGGGGGGCCATGCCAGATATACAGAGATCCGTGGAAGATTCTCTACAGAAGAAAACTCGCCTTGGTCAATTCTCTATCGACGCTCGTGGCGTCAGAAGCGCGAATATCAACTGATGGCACTCGCTGACGACAAAGTAAGGTTCTTGGTCACAGGGGTTCTGGACGATGCCACGCACTATGCTTCTTCAGTGGTGTCAGGATTATTCTCTTCCCATGTGTCCGACGAGTTGATACGGAAGGTCTACAAGACCACAGGCAAAGAGAATGAGTGGGTCCATCTTCAGGTCGATGCCGTCACTGGCATAGATACTGTCTTCGTGGGCAATCATAACTTCACGAAGAATGCGACCGTTCTCTGGCAGGGGAATAGTACCAGCGACTTCTCTTCTGGTCCTGCTCTCTCAATCGCATTGGCCGTAGCCACTGATGGGATGGGCAATGTCATTGCGAGGACAGCCAACTTCTCTTCTGCCATCGCCATGCACGACCACTGGAGGCTCTACGTTGAAGACAGCACCAATGCATTAACCAATCTCCAGATTGGTCGGATCATGGCTGGTAGAGCCATTGAGCCTATGTATAACTCCAGAGATGGGTTCACTGAGCGTTACATCGATCCTTCGCGCACTCGTAGGACAGCAGGACGACAGGGCTACAAGAATGTTCGTCCTACCTACATGGAATACTCCTACTCAGTCGGTCATGCCAGCAGGGCACAGCAAGACGAGATGGTTGGCATCTACAATACGGTAGGCAAGCATACTGCCTTTGTATTCTCTCTCCAGCCTAAAGGTCGTCCTATCGACTCCACGATCTACGCTGAGTTTGAAAGTCCGAACCTTGGATTCGGGCAGACCATTCTTGAGAATGCCGACATCTCTGAATTGCTGATTCAGGAGAAGAATTAATGGCCTTTTCTGCAACAGGTGCCAGAGGTGAATACCACTACTTGGTGGAGTTCCATCTGGATAGCACCACGCTCTACTATGCAGACGAAGATCTGTCATTGCAGAATAGTAATACAACAGGCGTCTTCTACGAAGGACGGCTTCCTGAAGCCGGTGTGATCACGAGAGATTTGGGGAATTTTATGGAGCCAACTGAGACAGTCAGCGATTTCAATGTCGAGTTGGATAATCGTGACTCTGTGATCTCAGGGCACATTCAGGATCTCGCTTTCTCCAATCGGATTGTTCGGGTCTGGATCGGGGAGGGCAAATCGAAGTCGAATTATGCTGAGGTCTTCACTGGGTTTGTCACTCATCCCGGTGGCATCTCATGGGATGAAGACAGTGCGAATTTTCTGGTAGTTGACCAGCGAATCAAGCACAGGAAGTTGCTCCCTGCGAATAAGTTCAACTCCGACACCTATCCCAACATGGAAAACAAATCCAGAGGCACAGTGATCCCTCTTGTGTTTGGTGATTGGCGATCAACGGCATCAGGGAATCTGGCTGTTCCTGCTGCATGTATAGATCTTGAATCGCCCAATAAGCGATTCAAGATTGCCGATCATGGACTCAAGAGCATAGAGCGTGTTCTGCGAAACGCAGAAGATCACACTGCCAGTATGGTGAATATCAGCTTGGCTCTTGGAGAGTTTGAGTTCGTGACGGGCTTTGAGTATTCAGCCACAGGCGACCTGATCGCCGTGAACTGCGAAGGCATACAGACTGCCAACGGCACATTGATCGAGCGTCCAACAGACGTTCTGCGAAGCGTCCTGACGACTCATATGGGCCTTACTGGCAATGACTTGGATGTCACTGGATTTGCAGAGTTCAACACCGATGTCGGCAATGAGGACTGTAGACGTTTCATGGACTCACAACAGAGTTCAGAGGTCTTGATTGCTGAGTTGATGAATGAAGCTGGCGCAGACATGCGCTTCGTCAATGGCAAGTATAGTCCCAAATATCGGTCGATTGATTTGATCGAAGGCAGAGATGGCTTCAGAGATACAGACATCATCCTGCAAGACACTCGCACTGAGAAGGCAGCATATTCAGTGCAGAAAGATCCAGATCGATACTACACCAATCAGATCGTATCTGCTTACCAGTATGATCCCATCGAAGCCAAGCACAATGAGGCTTACACGTCCAATCTGTCTTCGGCACAAGAAGAGGCGTCGGCTGTAATCCAGCGTACGTTCGACTTCAATTGGTACTATGTGAATTCACAGGTTGAATCTCGTGTGGATCGTGAGTTGACGATCTTCTCCAGTGAGCCGAGCCGTATTCAGGTGCAGTTAAGCAGCCGTGCCCTATTGGCGAATCTGGCCGATCAGATCGATTTTACATATGATGTGTTCTCAAGTCGCGTATTGCAGATTCGTAAGGTGCAAACAGAACTTGCTTCGATGGTCACAACCATTGATGGATTTGATGTGCTTCTTTCTGGAACAGGGAGATACAGTTCTGAGACAGCGAAGGGCTGGAATAATCCAGCGATTTCCCTGATGGAGAAAGAAGCCCAAGGTTTCTGGACTGAAGATACAGGATTCATCTCGGCCAGCGATGGTGACTCTGACGGTCAGAGCAGGTGGTTCTGATGGAATGGAAGACAGCATTTATTGTTGCCACAGATAGTAATGGGAACGTATATGTAGACAACAAGAAATCTCATTTTAATGGTCAGATCGATCACGAGACATCTCTGGACGAAGCCGTCGAGATGCTATCCACAGCACTGAAGGAGTTTCAACAGGATGTCCGAAAACGAGACC